ATTTGTTCAAGGTCTAGGATTTGAAGGTGCGACCGCAATGGATGTAAAGAATGGAACTGCTCTTGTGATTAATGAGAAAGGACAAACCGCTTATGATTTACTTAAATTTTGTGCAATCGAGAAAAGCAATATAAATATAGCTATTCACGTCAATTATAACGCACTTGGTGAGGCTGTTGAATTTACTCCCGTGCAGTATGAATTTGTAAGGCGTAAAATTACTGTACAAGACGAAAAATTCACACGCCATATAATTACAAATATCTGGCACTTAGAAAATGATTATCATAGCCTTCATAATTCATTTAGTATCCAGAATTTTAACGAATGGGTGGTAAAAAAAGAGACCAATATAAGCTTTGAGGCTGTTGAGTGTTTTGATTATAATCCAAATCCTTTGATCGTTCGTGAACAAATTGAAATTTCAGGCGGAATTGATAACTATTCAGGCCAATTATTCTACATGAAAAGAACTGAAGATGTGTATCAAAAAGCTCTTTATGATTCTGTTTCGGATAAATTTCAATTTCTTGCTGAATGTGATTTATCAAGCCTGTCCAATATTCAGAACGGCTATAAGAATTAGGGGAATTAAAGAAAAAGGTAAATAATGTGAAAGGTTCTCACAACACAGGTAGGATTATAATTGTACCAATTCCCATCAATGCAGATAATAATATACCTATGAATATTTTTGAACCTACCCAAATGACGAACATGGACAAACTCTATGGGAATCAAACAGATAGAGCAGAAAAAGGAATAAAAACTCTATATTCAATACCCAACTCAATAATCGGGTCGGATTCTGAAGGTAATTTCGCTACTCAGAATATGGAAGACGCTTTCGATTTTTATAATAATGTAACAGCTCAATTAAGACAAGAGTTGGAAATTGAATTAACAACATTATTCGTTAACTCAATTTTTAAGGATAAAATAAAATTGCCTATCGAGATTAAGCCTTTAAAATACATGAGTAGCAAAAATGATGAAAATGAGGATGAAAATGAGTTGATTAGAGCAGAAAGTCAAGCGCGACTGAAAGGAACAGTTGGGGGCGTTCAGGGTGTTTTGGCAATTCAGGAGTCCGTAAGTTCTGGGAGAACGCAGTACGAGGCAGCTGTATTTATTTTAAAGGATATTTATGGATATACAGACGAGAGTGCGAGGCAAGCACTCTGCGAACCCGTTAACCTCATTCCCTCATCAGATACCGTAGACGAAACAACCAAAACTAAAACTGTAAGTGATGAATAGAGTATTAATAAGCATTAACGACGTAAGAAAATTCAGACAGATTGGGAAACAAATCAATCAAACAGATTTTGACGCGCGCGCTAAAGAGGTGCAGGACAATGAATTGACTGAACTCTTGGGGCGTTCTTTGATGTATGATTTTATGAATTTTCTTGATAATGGATTTACTTTACAGGGAGGTTCATTTACAAGAAATACAACATCTCAATTTACGGCCGAGGGTGCGGATTTATCGGCGTGGGTAGACTATTCATTAAAGCTAAATGATTCTATATTTGTAATTGTAAAAACAGCCGTTTTCGGAGGTGCTGATACTATAGTTACTATAGAAGGATATGAACTGCCAGAAACGCTGTCAAAGGTTGAATTTTCCACTGAAAACAAGTATATTAAACTGTTGAACGGAGCGATATATCAATTAAGTTCAAAAACTGTTATGTTTAATGGATTGAGACCATTTATGTCATGGAAATTTCTTGCAATATTTACAACAGATGGAAGTCTGAAGCATTCAGATACTGGAAATATATCTATTATTTCACCAAACTTTGAAAGGTCGTCAAACGCTGCGATGAATGCTGCAAGATCTACTTATTTGAGCAACTCGATACGTGAGGAAAATCATATAACTGATTATTTGAATGGAGAAAGCAGTCTATATCCGTTATGGGAATCAAAAGGAACTCAGAATATTGATAATTTTGGATTTATTGTTATTTAAGAAAAAAGCCACAAAATAATGTGGCTTTTTTATTAATAAACAACTGCTCGTTTGATGATTGTTTCAAAAACCTGATCAAGTAATAGAATCCATCTTTTCTCAAACTCTCTTTCGCTAATTTTCTCTAAAATGAAGGGATTTGAATCAAACATTAGATCAGCTCCTTTCTTGAGACCTGTAATTATTATCATATTTTCTATAATTAGATCTTTCGAGAGTGTATATTTCAACCACTTTCTTAGATCGGTTAATTTGTTTTTTCGTTGATTTCGGGTCTTTGACTATATTTAAGTGAGCGACCATATCGAGGTAGCCCACTTTGAACGGATTATTCATCTATTAAATTGCCATTTTCAACAACAAATACACCTACTTGTCTCTGCTTTTCCGTGCTGTATCAGATCAACAGGAAATCCAGAGCTGAAAAGTATCTTGATTGCATCAAGATACGTCGTTTTCCCTTGTTCAACATCGCCATATAGCAGGATTAACGGTTTGTCAAAATTTAATGCCTCATCTTCGATCTTACGAAGGTTTTTAATTACTAGTGTTTTTACTTTCATATCTAAATTATTCGATGTATCCATCTTTGTTAAAAACTAAAATTCCTATCACTCCGTGAAATATACCTCCTTTATACATGATTAGCCTCCTCTTTAAACTTCATTGATTTCCACATTCCGTACACTTCGTTTTTTACTTTATAAGCAATTTCGTCTTTGACTTGATCAGTAAACGAAGTATCCTCACTGTCTGGATACATATCTCCCAGATCTATTTATACTTTTAATATCATATTATATAGTTTTACGTATTGATTAATAATTAAATTCTGAGACAAAGTAATAAATAACAATTCACAAAAGCAAATCTTTTGCATAGATTTTCTCTCTTTTATGCTGTAGAACATAAAACAGTAAAAAAGTGTTCAAATGATTTGTTAATGTGAAAATAAAACATCTACTTTGTGACGAACAATTAAAGCAAATTAATTATGTTTGAAACGCAAAAAGAGATTAATGAAGAATTAGAGCTTTTGAAAGATGAAGAAATTCGTCGATTTGAAAATATGATAACTAGATTTGATTTTGGTCAAATTAGAGAGGCTTATAAGTTCATGTCTGACGTTTGGTACACTGAAAAAGAGTTAGCCGTTTACGATCAAAGAATGGTGACGTTTATGATAGAATTGTACCCTGTCATAATTGATCTAGCCTACCCAGACCTTACCGAATTCTTAGAATTGATAGAAGGTACTGTTGAGGAGTTTTTAATTTCGTTTCATCGTTTATTTTTCATAGACAAAATACAAAATCAATTATGAAAACGCATTTTAAAAAAACAATCGATCCTAATTTCATAGGAACATATATCTTGCCAGAAGGTAACTCTATTTTAGTTAAAATCATTAGTATAAAATACGAAAATGCTAAAGTTCAGGGAAAATCTTCAAAACGCGTTATTGCAACGTTCGCTAAAAACAAGCATTTCAACAAGCCAATGATCTTAAATATTACAAATATGAGAAGGATTGCAAAACTGACAGGCAGTTCATATATTGAAGATTGGGAAGTGTTAGATTTAGATGTAACCTTACAACAAGAAATGGACAAGGCTTTTGGAGGTGGTCAGGATTGGGCGCTAAGAATAGGAAAAGATAAGCCCAAGCCTAAAGTATTACCTGAACTATTGCAAAATACAGAATCTTGGGCTAATGTTTTAAAAGCGCTTATGGGCGATTTCTCCATGGATCAAGTAAAGACTAAATTTAGAATAAGTGAAGAAAATGAATCAGAATTATTACTAATATTAAGCGAAAATGAAAATACCTGAATTTAAAATACGATGCTCTGCAATCAGTCAGATAATGGCGCAACCAAGATCAGCAGCAGACAAAAAGGCTGGTTTGTTAGGGCAAACAGCAAAAACATATTGCGAAGTTTGGCTTAAGGAGCAAATGTTTGGAAGGAAAAAAGAATTCACTTCAAAGCAAACAGCAAAAGGAAATTTAAAAGAAGAATGGTCGATTGAATTTCTTGCAGAAAATAATATCATTCCTTTGTTTTCTAAAAAGAACACTGAGAGGAAATCTAATGATTTCTTAACTGGGGAATGTGATGTAAAAACAGACGACGAGGTTATTGACTTAAAAAATAGCTGGGATTTATTCACATTCCCATTGTTTTCAGATGAAAATAAGAACAAGGCAAACGTGGATCAGATACAGGGGTATATGTGCCTTGAAAAGAAACGAAAAGGACGTGTTATTTATACATTAAGCGATTTTAAGTTGAGATACAAAGCATCCAACTACACGTACGATCCTGTGTTTATAAAAGAAATTGAAGCGCAGGTTTTAAAATGTAGAATTTATATAAATACATTAATAGATAGAATAAAATGAACCAGAAATTAGAAATATTCAACAAAGCTAAACTTGCAGAAATCGCGGGCATTCCATACAATACCCTAATTTCAAAGTTCGAGAGATCGGATAAGAAATTCAAAGCAAAATACACAGAAGGAGCAAATGAAGCAATCAGAAAAGTCTCAGAGAGTCGAGATTATGTGAAAAAACTTATTGCCATCGAACAAGATCCAGAATGGATTAAAGGACTCGAAAAAATGATTAGATCAATAGACTCTGCAACAAAAGAATTCAAAAAACTAATTGCGGAGGAGGAAGATGGAAATTGAACCAAAATCCAGAAGTCAGATCGCTTTTGAGATAAGAGCAAAGCAGGAATACAAACTGCTTGCCAACATTCGATTCATCAAAGGATTGACACTGTTTTCATACAATTACGTAACAGATGAGATTAAAAAAGTTGAGGTGAAACATAAAGTTTCGATCGGTTATGATGGAAGAGAGAAACGAGAACAAGTAGTCCAATTTGAAGAGGACACCATTTATGTCCAATCTCTTAACATGAAAAAAGCAACAAGGGCGTGTTCCTTGAAAATGTTGGAACTATACAATATAGACGACCATAAAGATTTGCTAGCGCATCACAAGTCAGAAAAATTAAAAAGATGCAAACCAAAAATAATTTAAACATGGAAAAATCAGAATTTCACGGACTTCCAAATGTAAAAGAAGTACTAGAAATAAATTGCTCAAAAGTGATTGAAGGTTATTCTTATTCAGTACCTCTTGAGAAAGGTGAGATCGAGAAAAAGAATGAGGAAATCAATCAAGCACTTTCTGAGCTGCAAGAACTGAAAGAGCAGAGAAAGGATTTGACAGCTTTATCTAAAGCTGAAAATGAGAAAATTCAACAAAATCACCAAGAAGTGATGACGGGATCTAAACAGCACATAGGGACTGTTTATGAAGTTGTAGACAATGAAACTGGCATCATGGATACTATCAATGATGAGGGATATATCGTTAGCTCAGTGAGAGTAAA